GATAAAATCAGAGAAGAATTTAAGTACATTAAAGAAATAATGGACTTCGACAAGAAGTGCCATGAAATTTTTAGGAATTGGTATATTGATGGAAGAATCTTTTATCATAAAGTAATTGATATAAACAAACCCCAAGATGGAATTAAGGAAATAAGATATATTGATCCACTAAAAATAAGACACATAAGAAGATTAAAGAAAGACCAAAAGGATTTAAGATCTGCATTGAGTAAAATCAATTCCGATTCAAATGTAATTGATTTTAACCCACCAGAAATTGAAGAGTTTTATTTGTATAATCCAAATCAACTCTCTTCAATGACTGCAACCTCTGGTTCCAATTTCAAATCCGAGGCAAGGCAAGTAAGAATTGCTCCAGATTCAATTGCCTATATTACTTCTGGACTGGTAGATAGAAATAAGCAGACAGTTCTATCACATCTACACAAAGCAATCAAGGCACTCAATCAACTTAGAATGATTGAGGATTCTTTAGTAATCTATCGTTTGTCTCGTGCCCCAGAACGCAGAATTTTTTACATTGATGTAGGAAATCTACCAAAGATTAAAGCAGAGCAATACCTTCGTGATGTGATGAATCGTTATCGCAACAAGTTGGTATATGATGCCAACACTGGTGAGATTCGTGATGACCGAAAGTATATGGCAATGCTTGAGGATTTCTGGTTACCTCGTCGTGAAGGTGGCAGAGGAACAGAAATTACAACTCTTCCTGGTGGTCAGAATCTTGGGGAACTTGCAGATATTGAATATTTCCAGAAAAAACTTTATCGTTCTTTGAATGTTCCAGAAACTAGACTTAATTCTAGTGGTGGATTCAGTTTGGGTCGTTCTTCAGAAATTCTTAGAGATGAAGTTAAATTTACTAAGTTTGTCGGAAGATTAAGGAAAAGATTCTCAAATCTTTTCAATGATATGCTGAAGACTCAACTTATCTTAAAAAATATTGTATCTATAGAAGATTGGAATGCTCTTTCCGATCACATTCAATATGATTATCTTTATGACAATCATTTTTCAGAATTAAAAGATACAGAATTATTAAATGATAAACTTGCTTCAGTTGCAGCAATGGAACCATATATTGGAAAGTATTTCTCATTAGAGTATGTTCGTTCCAAAATTCTTAAGCAGAATGATGGTGAAATCAAGGAAATCAACAAGCAGATTGAAAAAGAAATTAAAGCAGGATTAATCGTTGACCCCAAACTTGTTGTTTCTCAACAACAAGCATCGATGCAACCAATAGACCAAGGAATGGATATGGGTCAGGGTCAATCTCCAGAGCAACAATCTGGTGCTGCAATGGGAGAACCAGTAATGGAACCCCAAGCAGGGGAAATATAAATAAAAATAGTTATCTAAATTAATTGAATCATGGAAGAACTACTTACAATGTTTGCAAATGATGAATCTCCAGCAGAAATTAGTGATGCAATCAAGGCAATGCTCTTCACCAAATCTGCAGAAAGAATTGAAGCAGTAAAGCCTTATGTTTCTGCTTCAATGTTCGGACTGGACGATTCATCCGAAGAGGAGTGAGTTATTAAAATGAAATCATACAGACAATTTATTTCCGAATCTATTAATATTGCTGGTGATTTCAATGGAAATCTTTACATCAACGGTTCTGAAAATCAATCAGAACCAGTTGGTGAATCATTTCTTGCAGATGTAGTTTGGGAAGGAAAACTATATCGAATGGAAGTAGAAGGAAAGATGTTAGATAAAAATAAATTAGCAGAACAACTTCAGGGAGAATATCCAGGAGCAATTGTTCATAACATTTATCCAATAACAGAAAATTCTTTAAAAGTAAGAAAAGCACAAAGATATCAACCAGAAAGACTAACTTGGACTGATTAATAATGGCACAGTGGAATAAGAACACACAAGATTATCTAAATCAAGAAAGAACTTTATTTGAGGTTTTTAATGTAGCAACTAGTGATGGTGTTCAAGTTAGTACTACAAATCCATTCCCGGTTACTGGAACTGTAGGCATTTCATCGGAAACTCTAATAACAATTAATCCAGATACAAATGCTGTTGATGCATTTGGTAGAGGTAGAGTTTCTGAACCATTTACCCTTGGTGATTATAAGCACCTATATGCTATTGACCCAAACTTTTTAGATAGTGTTTCTGGTGCAGGTTCAACAGTAACATTTTTAATCAATCAGGCTTGTGCTAGATTACAAACTGGTATTGGAACAACAGCATTTAGTGTTCACCAAACAAAGTTTTATCATCACTATCAACCAGGAAAAGGACAACTAATTTTTAGTTCCTTTAACTTTTATGCACCTCAACGGAATGCAACTAAAAGAACTGGATACTTTGATGATAGAGATGGAATTTATTTTGAGCAGGTTGGACTCAATACTTCTGATGGGATAAATTCGAGTATTGGAACAAACAATTGGGTAATTAGATCTTTTGTAAGTGGCATAGCAACAGAAACTAGAATCCCACAATCACAATGGAACAGAGACAAATGTGATGGAACAGGCATTTCTGGATTTAATTTAGACATTACAAAAACTCAACTTGCATTTATAGATTTCCAGTGGTTAGGTGTTGGTAGAGTCCGTTGTGGTTTTGCTCATGATGGGCAACTTATAACCGCACACGAATTTTTCCATTCTAACAATAGTCCAACAGTTTATATTGCAAATCCAAACTTGCCAGTTCGTTGCGAACTGAGAAATACAGGTGTAGGTATTGGAGCATCATTTGACCAGATTTGCTCTTCTGTAATGTCGGAAGGTGGGTATGTGGAAAGTGGTATTGACTTTGCTTATACAATGCTTACCACAAGAACCACACCAACACCAGCAGGAACAGAACTTCCTTTGGTTGCCATTCGTCTAAAAAATAGTTTCCAAGGATATCCAAATAGAATATCGGTTAAATTAAATAATATTTCATTATTTTGTGAGACCAATAGCATTGTATATAAAGTTATAAAACTTCCAAGTTCTGCTTATTTGGGTAATGCAGGAACTTTAACTTGGACATCTGCTTCTGTTAATAGTGGTGTTGAAGTTTGTGTGAATGCAACAACTTACGATAATGGTGATGTCTTTGCATCAGGTTATGTTCCTTCGGGATCATCACAAAACTCACTTTCACCAGTTGCTTCTGGAACATTAAGTCAGGCAAAGAAAAATATTATTGTTCAAAATATAAATTCCACAGATTCTGAAATTTATGTGCTTGTTGCAAGAACTATCACTACCACAGGTAACGCAGTTGCTTCTGTTGCTGCTGCTCTTCAATGGAGAGAGATTTATTAAATTAATAAATAACTAATAAAGTCTTTATTATACCAATGCAAAGAACAAAAATAATTACTACTGAGATTGCAATGCCAACTACTGCTGGCACAGCATCTAGCATTAGTGAAGCAACTTGTGTGAGATTATATAACGGTTCTGGAGCAGCAGCAACTGTAAGTATTTCTACTGCAGTTGGTGCAGCAACAACATTATCATTTACAATGCCAACTGGAACTGTTGAATTCTTACAAAAACTTCCAACCGATGTGATTTTTGCATCAGCAAATACAGTAAAAGTAGCAAAAGTAGGATTTACCAACTAAGAACAATGAAACTAATCACAGAAGAAATCGAAAAGGTAAAAGTTATTACCGAAGAAAAGAACGGTAAAAAATCCCTTTTTATTGAAGGTATTTTCCTCCAAGCAGATAAGCCAAACAGAAACAAGAGACTCTATGAAATGAGAACTCTTGAGAGAGAAGTCAAGAGATACAACGAAAACTTCATTCAGAAGGGTCGTGCTCTTGGTGAACTCGGACATCCCGATGGTCCTACTGTAAACCTTGATAGAGTTTCACATAAAATTTGTGAACTTTATAGAGATGGAAGCAATTTTATTGGAAAAGCAAAAATTCTTGAAACTCCAATGGGTAAAATTGCCTCTTCACTTTTAGGTGAAGGAGTAATGCTTGGTGTTTCTTCTCGTGGTGTTGGTTCATTGATGCCAACTAATGAAGGTTATTCAGTTGTTGGGG